TCCATCCATAGTAGTTGGAATGTCAACTCTAGTGTACTCACCTTCCCTACGTTCAAAAAAGTTATTTTTAGATGATAACCCTATTCTAGACATATAATCTAAAGGATTGCTTACCTTAAACTCCCTTTCACAACCAAAATCATTCAATACAATATCAGTTACGTATTGTACGTATCTAATCATATCTTCTTTGGTTAATCCTTGTAAGCCATCTGGCATACTTTCCTCAACAAATATTTTTTCAACTTCATAACAACCTAAGATGATATTACGTAACTCATCAGTTGATAACTTGTAATCTTCTTTCAAGTAATTCTTATAAAGGTACAAAGCAAATTCATAGTGAAAGGTTTCATCTCTAAGAATTAATTCATTCATGGCCCCTAAACCTGGCATTTTATTACGGCTTCTATACCAAAACACACCAGAGAATACACTTGAGAACGCAATACCTTCAACACAAGCAAATGCTACCAGCCTATGTGCAAAAGAAGGGTGTTGAATCCAATTTTCAGCCCATTCAGCTTTTTTGGCAACTGCTTGGTTTGTTTCCATTGAGTTAAATAACTCTTCTTTTTCAGCTAAGTTTTTAATGAATGTCTCAATCAATAGTGAATAACCATTAGCATGAACTTGTTCAATAAATGTTTGGTGACCGTAAAAATATTGAGCTTCTAGTATTTCAACTTCATTTAAGAAATTTGTCGCTATGTTGTCAATAACTAGCCCATCTGAAATAGCAAAGAAAGCTAATATGTTTTTTAAATATGTTTTTTCATTGTCTTTTAACTCATCAAAAAAATCTTTGCTTAGGTCAGTTTCTTCAGCTACCCAAGTCTGTTTTTCGGCTTCTTTGTATTTTTTCCATAAATCATCATGAATGATAGGAAAAATAGAATACCTTTTTTTAAGTGTTTTGTCTTTTAAATACATTTTTTTATAGATTAATGATTAAACTTGGTCAATAGCATTTCTTCTTTCAGTGAAAGCGTTCAAAACATTATTGACTCTGATTTGTTGTGATAATTCAACACTTTTATTGTGTTCTGTTTTTGTCTTACCACCTTTGCTTTGACCCATATCTATTTGTATTGTAGAGTTATCAAATTTTATATCCTCGAATATGATACCGTCTTTACCAAAACGTGATTTCAATACAGCCATTGTAGCTGTACCTTCGTCTTTTTGGTCTAGTGACTTAGCTATTGAAACAATGAAGTGACCAATTTGACCTTTCTTAATTGAACCACCCATTTGGTCGGCCTCAACTACGTTAGCTTTTATTGAACTACGATTACCTTGTACTGCGGTCCAACCAGCTATATCCAATTCTGATAACATAGATTCAAATTGTCGCATTACGCTACCCTCACCTACGTTAACATCGGCATATGTTTTAGATGGTTCAACACAATCAATGTAGTCAATTAAAACAATATCTGGTCTAAAACCTTCAGCAATTTTCCTTCTGATGTACTGCCTAATAATTGGAATAGTAGTACCATCACTTGGAAATTTCTTAAGCTTTAATCTACCTAAGGTGTCTTTTACTTTTTCAGCCTTTTCAATTATCTCGTCTTTGTATAATGATAAGTTGTTTAACTCAACACCAGTCAAACACGCTAAGTGTTTTCGTTGTATTACCTTAGGATTGTCTTCAAAAAATATTTGTAAAACTTTATTACCATCACTTGCAGCGGTGTTAGCTATCTTAGTCATCATGGTTGTTTTACCAACACCAAATGGTGCTAAGATAACAGCCAATTCACCCTTAGATAATCCACCATCCATTACTTCATCAAGCCCTTCAATGCCTGTACGTATTGGCCTTCTAAAATCTTCAGATAATACTTCTTTAAGATTTTCAAATACCAACATACCATCATCTTTACTATCGCCATGTTCTAGGGCCTTTCTTAATATTGATTCACACTCTTCATAGTTTTCAATATCACCCTTGTCGATAATTTTTTGGATTTGTTTGATAGATTTTTTTAATTCTTGTTGCTTACAAAATTTCATTGCAATGTCTTGAACCTTGAATGAATCATATAAGCTAACCTCCCTTAATTTTTCTAATTGTTTGATAGCGTACTTTTGTTGTACCTCATCGTTTACAAGTTCTAGCAATCTAAATTCGATACTCCCCATGTCTGGCACAATATCATCAATTTCTTTGGCCTCTTTGATGGTTGCCGCAATAACTCTTAAATATGGGTCTTCAAAATAATTAGGGTCTACTATATCGATTAACGCATTTGCAAATCGTGTGTCTGTTAATATCTGCGCCATTAATCGCATTTGGTAATCTATACCTAAGTATCCTAAATTATCTTTGTTTAATTTTGCCATTTAATTTTTTACTTTTAAAACTCGTGTTATGATAAATATACAAATGGTGTCGTTAAGACACCATTTCTACATAATTTTTTTGGCTTAAATAATACCTTATCTCAGCCTTGATAATAGGGATTATTTCCCTAATATCTACCACCATCTTAGGTGTTAGTGTGAAGAAATCGTTGTAAAATTGAGCAGCAGCTACCACTCTTTTATCAACCTTGATTTCAAATAAGAACACTTCGTTCTTTTTTTGTGGTGATTTGTAACTTTCAGCTGTTTGCTCCAAGTGTGGGTTGTAATTATCCCAAAGATTATCTATTGATTTTTCTTTAAGATAGTTAGGTATAATACCTAAGTGTCCAAACTCACCTAACGATGTACCACAAATATTATCAATAAGTTCTTTCATCTCTTGTGCGTTAAGAGATTCCTCATTGAAGTCACGTATATTAAAATAACGTTGACAAATGATGTGGTTGTTGATGTGAAGTAAAAATTCAAAACGTTCTTCTTCGAATTTTCTTGGTTCTGTTGTTTTAATTGTTGTCATTCTTGTTGTTGTTTTTATTGGTTAAAAATTTTCTCTATCTATTAGTTTTTTAAACGGTATAAGGAATTCTGAATACCTATATTCACCTAACGCCTTATCTATACCATCTCGCTTCATCATCTTAAGAACGTTCTTTAAATCACGTCCAGTGTTGTCAAGGGTGGTATTTTTTAAGTCCTCTAAGTTGTTGATAGCATTTAACGTAATCATTGGTTCTTTTAGGTTTACTAATCTATGATTAATTTCATAAATCTTATTTTTTTGCACACCATCTGTTATACCGTTAACAATGTTATCTAAAATCTTAAGAGGTTTTTGTTTTTTACCTATTCGTTCTTCTTGCTTTATTTTAGCCAATTGAATTACTTCATTTAGATTAACTTTACGTTCTTTAATCTCTGGAAAATTTGCTAACAAACTAGTCTCACCCAACCCTTTTATACCTTTTATCGTATCACTAGTATCACCAACCATTGTTTTGATTAAGAGTGAATTATCTTTGTGAAAACTAAAGTACGAAGAAAAATTCGTATTGTCAAGATAAATCTTCATATCAAGGATATAAAATTTTATATCTTCTGAAACAAGTTGAAGGTAATCTCTATCATTAGAGACTATCGTAATCTTTTCATTTTCAGAACGAGTTAGACAATAATATGCTATGAAGTCATCGCTTTCAACGACCTCATCTTTAAGTTGTCTTATATACATTTCGCTTAGATATTCCCAAACTATCTTTCGCTGATTAAGCTCATTGATATCATCTGGTTTGGTACCATTTATAAAATCTTTACCACGACCACTTTTATATGGCTCGTATATTTCATACCTTAGTTTACCGCTAAAATTTCCATCCCAAAAAACATATACGCTATGGTATAAATCTTCTGTTAGAATTTTACGTAATATAGTGAGAAAAGAATAAATCCCACCTATATGTTGACCGTTTTGATTATACTCATCTTTGGCACCGAAATACCCTACCTTAAATAGGGCATTTCCGTCAACCAAAAGTGTATTTTTAATTTTTACCTGTGTTTCACCATAACGTGGCGGTCTTTTATTCACACATATTTCTTTTAAATGTTAAACAATACTATTCATCACCCAACGAACCTTCAGACGTAATATCAAAATCTTCATAATCACCTTCTAAGTGTTGTTTGAAATAGTCCATGTGTTCTTTTTTGTATTCATCAATTTTATCTGGGTTCCAATAACCGTGAGGTGTTGATGCTATCACACCTTTTTGTTCCACACCGTTAACTTGATTCTTTTCACAACGAATTCTAGTAGTGATACCAAATTGGAATTCATTACCTTTATAAGTCGCTTTAAGTTTTTCAGTTGAGTGGGTTAAAATACCACCAAAGTGGAATATCAAACGTGGAGAATAAAAGAATGCCTCACCACCTTTATGTTTGATAACTTTATTTTCATTATCTAACCAAATTTGTTGTACAATAGCAAACGTATTGGTAAATTCTGAATCTTCCCTTCTTGAAGCTGGGATTCTGTAATTAATCAATGATTTAAATGCCGTACCTATTGCACCAGCAGTCCATTGATTGTTTGTCGTTTTAGATGTAGCACCTTTAAAGCAATTGATAGAACCAACTGAGTCCCAAAAGAAACAAAGGTTTCTAGGTAATCTACCTTCTTGTTGTGCATCTAAAAGTGTGTTCATGTGTAGTGCGATGTCTTCAACTACTGGCTCAAATCTTAGAGCCTTTGTCATCATTTTACTATGTTGGTGGTCATAGTTAGCGTACTTTCTTAATAAGTCTGGGCCTTGCATCAAAATAAAGTCACCTTTATAGTTTAAGATTTCACCAGTTTCTTCATCAACAACTTCTTCGTACTTTATACCAACATTTTTAGCGTGTTCCCAATTCCAGTTACCTTCAGTTTCGTAGATTACTGGTAATATACCCAATTTCTGACATCCAGCAACAGCCTCATAAATAGCTGTTGATTTACCAGAGTTAGAAAAACCTCTGAAACTAACAAAATAACCCTTTGGAACACCTGGAACTTTAACCGCATCGTAAAAAGCATCAGATAAAGGAATCCAAGAAAGTTCTTTATCTTTAATTACGTTATCCAATCCTTCATCACCCTTAAAATCATCTAAGTTAAAATCATCGTTACCACCATTGCCGCCATTGCCGCCTTTTCCACCGTTTTTACTAGGTTTTCTTGCCATTAATTGTCTATTTTTTTCTTTTGTTATTCTTGTATAAAAAAGGGCGATTTCTCACCCCTTTTTATTTTTTAGTAAAACCTTAGTTTTTGATTAAAAAGGCAAGTCATCAACTTCGTTAGTTGCTGGTTCAGTCGCTGGAACTTCAGCAGTAGGTTCAGCAGCTACTTTAATGCTTTCTTTTACGGTTTCAATACCCATAGTGATTTCACTATCTAAGTTTGAAATTTCATCATCTGCACCAGCAGCATTTTTGTCAACAAAAGTTTTCTTTTCATTATCCCAAGCTGGAACACCACCTGTAACTATAATTTTCAAGTAATCGTAGCTTCTAAGTGAATAAACATCTTCCCATGTTCTAGCATCAGATAACCAAGCTGTTTTGGTTTCAGCATCTTCTGATAAAACTGAAGGGTCTAATGAGGCCACCGCTGAAACAACAGGTACGTTGTTTTGGTTACGGTTAATAGTTAACACCAAGTCACGACCAGTTTCAGTGTCAGTGATGTCTTTTTTGATTGCTTTTAGCACACCTTGAATTTTATCAAGGATACCTTCTTTACGGAAGTCGTGTGCAAATCTCCAGAATTTAACACCTTCAGCTTCGTTATCTCTGTCGATAACCTTAACAACGTACATCATTCTAGCGTTGTATTTTTTAGCCAATTCTTTATCTGAAGCGTTGCCAGTTGAACGTAACGCATCGTAAGCTTCACAGAAAGGACAAGCTTCGCCTTTCTCATGTTTCAAACAAGCAAATGTTTTCCATTCACCTTCAACCAATACCTTGTGTACGTGTTGTTCAACAAAAGGTGAAGATGCACCGTCAGCTGTAGGTAGAATTCTTATTTGTTTAGTTGCGCTTTTGATACCATCTTTGATGTAAGTGGTAAAGTAATTTTTAAGGTCATAAACCTTAGCTTCGGTTTTTTCAAACTTAGGCTTGTTGTTTTTGTCATACTGTTCTAACATCGCTGCTAGAGGATTTGTTTCTGTACTCATTTGTTTTCTTTGCTTATATATTTGTTGTTATTTTTCTTTACTTATGTTAGTACAAATATACTAAAAAAATAGAAAAAGTCAAGTAAAATTTACAACTATTTTATGATAAAATTGCTTAAATTATCCCGTTACAAAACTTTCAACAAAGATACCAAACATTTTTAAAATATGCAAGTACTTACTAAAAAAAAAGTATAAAAAACAATAAAGGCCCTTTGTAGGGCCCTTATTTATAAATCTTCTTCATCATAATTGTCAATGTCTTCCTCGTCATACGGATTATTATCAGGTGTGAAAGATTTCATCACGCTATTATCACTATAATCTGAATCAACATCTTTTTTGGTTAACACATATTCTTTTGGTTTGTTCTTATCCATAACATCATATGCACCTTCTTTATCAGCCCAATAATCTGATAATTTTTGATTAAACGGGTAAGAACTAAGTGACCTCATCTCAAGCTTCTCAACTGGTGTTGGGTTTCTTTTTATTATCTCTTTTTCTAAGCCTTCAATCTTATCGGAAATAGCAACCATACTTTGCATACGTTGCTCTAAATCACCAAGTTTTTGTAATAACATTTCAGTATTTTTAGTTGCCATGTCAGCAGATTGCTTAGCCTCTTCTGAACCCTTAACTAGTGAAGTAACATCAACTTCAACATCGTTGCTATCTGGTTCTGGCATTGCTGGTTCTTCCATGTCTGGTTCTGGCATTGCTGGCTCTTCAGCTGGTGCATCTGTTGCTGGTTCTTCAGCTGGAGCATCACTAGGAGCATCTACACCAAGGTCACCCGCTAAGTCATTAGCAGCCGCATCAACATCATCTTCTGGTTTTAAATCATTTGGTTCCTCATCGACTTCATCTAGAATATCTTTATATTTTGGAGCTTCTTTGGTTTCTTGGTAGAAATCATATTCACACAAAAGTCTAAAACGTTTAACGTCTTCTTTTAATAATTCTGGGTTATGTTTTCTTTTCATTTATTAAAATAATAATTGTCTACCGTCTTCTGTTATTATTTTCTTGTTGATTCTTTCAACTAAGCTTTTATCGCCTTTAATCACGCAAACACCAGAACTACAGTCTACGTTATCAGCGTTTTCTAACATAGCGTCTAATGAGCTATTTAAAGCATTTTTTTTCTCTTTATCAGCGTTTATTTTATTAGTATTTTCCATAAGTTAAAATTTAATAACGTTATTTGTTTATAAATATCACAAATACACTAAAAAATCCTTTCTATGTTGAAAATAGCTAGTTTATCATCGTTGATTAATACGAACTTATTCTGATATTTTTCCCAATCTATCTTTATTGATTTATAATCAGTATTACCCAAATCAACATCGGATGTTTCTTCAATTAATTTATTTAACGCATTGATTGTGTAAAAAGCTTCACCCTTCTTATGAATA